GATGACCGCGATCCGAATGTCCCTGTGATTGACGTGGACAACGGCTACACCTGCTATGGTTACGATGATACGGGAAATCTCGTTTTTGAGGGCAATATCTATGCGCTCGAGCGCGACCGTGCAAAGGCTACGGTGCGTGTCACGGCATTTGACCATCTGATTGTTCATGCACGCAGCAAGACAACGCGTAAGTTTGACCATATCACGGCCGAGGACATCACGCGCCAGCTCTGCGCGGAACTCGGCGTCCTCATCGGCGACATCGCGGAGACGGGAGTGCCGGTGTCCTTTATCGCGAATGCCAAGACGGGCTATCAGACGATTATGGGCGCGTACACCGAGGCGGCGAAGGTGACGGGCAAGAAGTATCACCCGGTCATGAACGGTGCAAAACTTGACATCGTGGAGAAGGGGACGCTCATCGAGGACTACACCGCAGATTCCGCGCGTAATATGGAGGAGAGTACCTACAAAGAGAGCATCGAACAGCTCGTCGATCAGGTACTTGTGGTGGACGAAGAGGGCAACCATGCTGACTATGTGAAGAATGACGAGCATATCAAAAAATACTCCATGTTTCAGGAGGTCTACAAAACCGACCCGAACAAGGACACGCAGACCGAGGCGAAAGCCCTGCTCACAAAACCGGAGCGGTCAGGATATATCACGGCGCTCGGCGACTACCGCGTAAAGTCGTCCTACTCCATCATTGTGAAGGATAGTCTTTTCAAGGGGCAGTTCTGGGTCAAGTCCGACACGCACACATTTGTGGACGGCAAACATGAGATGAAGCTTGAACTCGAGTTTGAAAACGTCATGAATGAGGAGGAGACCGAAAAAGAGAAAGAAGAGGAAGAGACGGAAGGAGGAAAGAAACGCCGTGGCAGAGGTCATTCCAAGCGCGGAGAACTCCGTGAGCAAGATGCTGGAGATCCAGCATGATATCGCAGAGGAGCATACGCCTCTCCTCCCAAGCACGGGCAAGGTGCTGACGCCGCCGCCTGCACTTTCCGTCGAATGGAACGGCATTATACTCACGCCCGACAAGCTCTATCTAAATGAGTATTGGCTGCCAGGGCATACGCGTCATATTGTCGGCGAGACGAGTTTTCGCGGCGGTGGCGGCGGTCTTGCCATGTATGCGTCACACAATCATCCCATCGACAACGACGAGACGTGGACGGATACGCTAAAGCCCGGCGACATCGTGAGTGTTTACCCGCAGAAAGGCGGGCAGCTCTTTATCATCGAGAGTAAGTTGGTGAAATTATGAGCAGTGAATTTCCTTTTATCGGGGCGATGCGTGATGCCGCGGCGGACGATATGCCGCTCTTTCAGGAATACGCATGGGACTTTGAGCGTGACTGCTTCCTCTATGACGTGAATGGGCGGCACATTCTTTTGACTGGGAATCCCGCGCTTGAGGTGTGGGTTTATAAGGCACTCAAGACGGAGCGTTTTGAATATCTCGCGTATTCGTGGCAGTACGGCATCGAGTTGAAGCCTTTTATCGGTAAGGTCATGGGGGTGCAGGAGCGATATTCAGAGCTGCGGCGCGTCATTACTGAGTGTTTGATGGTGAATCCGTACATCCGGAGCATCGACAGTTTTTCCACCACGCCGGAAAACCGTGCGGAGCTGGTACGGGTGCACATTACGCTGACAACGGTATACGGGGAGGTGGAGATCAATGTATAGGGCAAGGGGGCAGACAGCCATTCTGCGTGATCTGCAAGAGCGCAGTAAGACACCTGCAAGCAAGATCGAGGGGACATTCGAATATGATGTGTTGGCGTCCAATTCAATCGAGTTCGGTAAAGTAGAGGTAGAGCTTGAGGAGGCATATCGGCAGAGCTTCGGAACGACGGCGACCGATGAATACCTGACGATGAAAGCTGCGGAATCCGGTGTGTTTCGCAAGAAGGCCGTCAAGGCGCATGGCATTTTGACGGTAACAGGCAGCGGGCTCATTCGAAAGGGCAGTCTCTTCGCAACAGAGGGCGGAATCCGTTTTGTCTCAATCGCCGATTCTGTAATTGCCTCCTCCGGCAAAATCGAGATTGAAGCCGTCGATGCGGGAACGATCGGCAATGTGCCTGCCCGTACGATCACAAAAATCCCCTTCTCCATCCCCGGCACCAGTGGTGTCATGAATGAGGCGGCGATGCAGGGCGGATATGACGAGGAGGAAGATGAGGCACTGCGCGACCGCTATCTTGAGCACGTGCGCTATCCCGGTGCATCGGGCAACAAGCGACACTATATCGAGTGGGCGACATCGGTTCCTGGTATTGGGGCGGCAAGCTGCATCCGTGCATGGAACGGCGCAAATACGGTCAAGGTCATTGTCAGTGATGCAAATTATACGACGGTGAGCGAGCCTCTCATCAAGAAAGTCTATGAGCGTATTGCAGAGCAGAATCCGATCAACGCCATTGTGACCGTCGTATCTGCAACCATCAAGACCGTCAATATTGAGGCGCGGGTTCGCGGACAGCCGAACGTGGACGATTTCAAACAGACCGTGCAGCGATACTTTCGGGAGATTGCGCGGTCGGGACTTGGGGAGGGGAGCTATGTGAGTATCGCCAAAATCGGTGCGCTCCTGCTGCAAAGCGGTGCGGCACAGGATTATGACAGCCTCACGCTGAACGGTGCAGCAGCGAACATATCACTCACGACTGAGGAGCTACCCGCACTCGGGAGGGTGGTGCTGCATGGCTGATTTTCACTTCCTCCGTCTCGAAAAAGTCAATCTAATGCGTTATCTGCCAAGGTTTTTGGCAGGGGATATGTCTTTTAAGGACGTGCAGGACAAGCTTTCAGCTGAGCATGAGCGGTATCGACTGCTTTTGCCGGAGATCACGAAGCAGTTTTTTATTGAGACTGCAACATGGGGGCTGCCTTCATGGGAGGATGTCTACCAAACCAGTCCGCCGTATGACGCGAGCATTGACTTGCGGCGCACGCTTGTCAAGGCAAAAATGCTCGGACGACAGTCTGCAACGAAACACCGTGTCGAGCTGCTTGTCAATACCTTCACGAAAGGCGGTGATGCGTACGTTGAGGAAGATGTAGCGCCCGGGTGCTTTCGGCTCCATTTCCCCTCGATTATCCTGTGGCAGGAACAATTGGAGGAGGCACTTGAGGCGGCTGTCCCTGCACATCTCTTGTATGATCTGCATTTTGAGAAGGATCATGCGCAATCAACGCTCCATTACGCCTCCGCACCAACCATCCACACAACCTACGAGATACGCCCGGCACAGATCACGGATGCACAGACATCTGCACGTCACTATATCGGCGCAGCAGCCTCCACTCACACGACGTACGAGGTCTATCCCGACACTGCGAGGGACGCGAAGGCAAGTATCGTGTTCTATGCGGGCGGTGTCGGAAGCACGCACAAAGTTCTTGAGGTTTACCCACAAATGGCGCGCGAGACTTCAACAAAGGGGGTGTTCTATGTGGGCGGTGTTGGAAGCACACACAAAGTTCTTGAGGTCACGCAGACCTAGAAAGGAGTAACTATGGCAAACTGGACAGGCGGACAGCTCACGAGCGTTTGGCGCGACCTGCAAATCAAAGTCGAGGCGGGACAATGCAAACTTGAACTGACAAAGATCAAGCTTGGAGACGGTACGGAGAATATTGCAAGCGTCGATCCCATGACCGACCTCGTCGGCCCGAAAGCCGTCTTCGGGATCAGCAGCATTACCGCGAAAGACGGCATGTGTACCGTGACAGAGGTCATCTCATCGTCCAATGTCTCGGCGGGATTTTATGCGCGCGAGTGGGGGCTTTTTGCAAAGGATCCCGACAGGGGCGAAATCCTCTATATGATCTCGCTCGACCCGAATCCCGAATCCATCCCACCGAAGACCGCCGCACTCAAACAGGCAGCGACATACGCGATGAACATTGTTGTCTCCAATGCGGCGAATATTGAGGTGCGCATTGACCCTGCGGGACTGGTCAACACGGAGATGCTTGCGAATGGCGCGGGACTTGTACGGCGCAATACGCGCTATGAGATGGGCGACATCCTCTACGACACACAGCTGCAGCGCCACGACCTGCGCCTTGAGTGTGTACAGGCGGGCACGACGGCGGCGACGCTGTAAGACCTGAGCGGCGTCCATCTCGGAGACAGTGTTACAGACGGTACCGTTATTTGGCGCGTCAAACGTCTCTATACCATCGACGGGGATATGTTCGAGATCGACGAGGACGGCGGCATCATGCCGACCGCAGAGCCGCATTACAGCGTCAACTACGAGCTGGATGAGGATGGCAACATCATGCCAAAGGCGATGTAAGAAAGGATTGGTAACATATGGCAACAAGAAACTACGTCCCGCGTGCGAATGGGGAAGGCAGCATCGGGACGGCAAATAAACGCTGGGGAGAAGGATATTTTGACAAACTTTCATTCAATATTCTTGAGGGTACGTCCTTGCGTGGAGATTTTTCCTTCGCGGGCACACGCGGACAGACCGTCACGCACAATCTTGGCCATACGAACTACGTTGTAAATGTGTCGGCGACCGCAGACACAGGCGGCGATATGGGCGACGTGTATATCTCTCGTGCGGCGAACGCATTCACCGCCTACAACACAGGCGGATATCGCGGCGGCGGACGTTACCAGATCATGGTCTGAGCAAAGGAGGAGAACAATGGAGCAGAATAAAGTCATCATTTCAGTGGATGAGGCAAAGCCGAGCATCCTGCGCATCGCGGCATTTACCGCAAACGGCATCCGCGTCCCCGCGAGCGCGCATGACCTCACGGACTATCAGGGCGAGACGTTCCGCCTCTACGTGGAGGAAAACGGCGACCTCTCGACCTGCAAGCACTGCGATCACTACTGGCTGCTCGCAGAGGCGGACATCCCGCCGAAGCAGACGGAGACGATCCAGACGGGAGAGAAAGACGAAAGGGGGCAGGAGAAAACGACGACCGTCGAAGTGCCGCTTGATCTCGGCGGCGTGACATTCCGCACCTACGACCTGCCGACGAAGGAGGAAAACAATGATTAAACATCTCAGCCTCAAAGCCTTGCGCGAGCAGATCAATGCGCAGACGCGCGAAGTCCACTTTCTGACCGATGACGGCGCGATCACGCAGATGGTATACATCCCGAGATTCACAGTTCCGGCGGGACTGTTCGAGGGCGGCAAGTTCCCTGCGCAGCCGATGAATCTTGGCGGCTTCTTCATTGACAAGTATGCGTGCAGCCACAAGAAGGCGACGCCATTCGCGCGCGGCATCGGCAACAATCCGACCATCAATGACGGCGATACGAACAACACACCTGTATCCCTTCCCGGAAAGGCGGTGTGGACTTGCATCAGCTTTGATAATGCGAAGAAAGCGTGCGCCAACCGCAAGATCAACGGACAGTCCTGCCACCTTGTCACGATGAAGGAGTACGCGACAATCGTATACCTTATCAAGATTCTAGGACACGAGATTCGCGGCAACAACAATCACGGAAAAGACTACCGCGATGCAGACGCGTGGGAGAATCGCGGCATCCGCGACGTTACCAACGACGCCGGAGACCACAACCGCGCACTGACGGGAACGGGGCCCGTATCGTGGAGCCACAACGGTACGGCGCAGGGGATCTATGATCTTCTCGGCAACGTCTGGGAGTGGCTTGATTTTGTCATCGACAACGGCATCTATACACATGAGAAGCGTGCCCGCATCAATGACAACGACGGCATCACGGACAAGGACACGACGATCACGCTCGATACGATGGAGAGCGGTGAGACGTGGCCGTCCTCCGGCATGATTAAGATCGAGGATGAATACATCTCGTACAGCGCCATCAACTATCAGGGGGGCGGCAGAGCAATCCTCTCCGGGTGCGCTCGCGCACAGAGGGGGAGCGTGGCGGCAGCGCACGCAAACGACGTGATGGTCTATCAGCTGATAGACTACTGTATCAAGCCGGGATCCTGTACCGCGTACATCGCGAACGGGAGCGGAATCAGTGCGGCGGACACATCGATCACCTATACAGGCCTCATCAATGGTCCCGGGGGTAACGGATTCGCGACGGGCGACATCCTCCAGATCGAGAACGAGCAGGTCAAAGTCACTGCCGTAACACCGAATACGCTGACCATTGAACGTGCACAGAATGGTAGCGCGGCAGGATCGCACGGAAAGGGCGTCGGCATCGCAAAGATTACGTCGCTCATGGAAAACTACAACTCCAATAACGACGCGTATCAGCAGGGGCGGCTCATGACGATGCGCAACGAAATCGACCTTGCGCCGCTCATGCTCCCTGCGAGCGTCAGCGTCAACACGGAGTCCGAGGAGTGGCGTGACGGATTCTGGATTCGCACGCAAGGAAAACGTGCTGCCCTGCGCGGCGGTCATTGGGGCCATGGCGGTTGGGCGCAGCTCGGCGCCGCGGTGAACTTGCACGGATCCCCGTCGACTTGGGACGCGGACATCGGCTTTCGCGCTGCTTTGTCCCTTGAATCCCTGTAATCCGGACAACTGGAATCTGACCGCCCGCGCGGCAGCGATGGGAATTGTATTCTAGGAGGCTGAATAATGAAACGTATCTTTTTGGCGGCACTCGTTGCCGCATTGATTTTCGCACCTGTGCCTTGCGGGGCGCAGCACCGACTCGTTGACAGCGTAGGAGTTGACCGCATTGCGCACGCCGGAGTCAGCTATCTCATCTGCGATCAGCTCAAACGCAACGCAGGGATGAATAGCTTTTGGGCAGCGACGACGACGCTTGCCATCGGCGCTCTCAAGGAGTGGTCAGACGGTCACTGGGACGGCAAGGACTTCGCCGCCGACTGCGCGGGGGTGCTGATGTATCAAATTCGGTTTTAGGGAAAGAGGAAACTATGGCGAGAGGTGAAATACTGGCTGAACTTGAAGGGATCAAAACGCAGCTTGAAATTCTTGCGACTGAACTGCCGGGGCATCGAGACCAGCTATATGCCATCAATACGCGCATCACGCGTGTAGAAGAGAGTGCAAAGAGCGCACACCATCGCATTGACGATTTTAAACGTGACGTGTGCTGGACGATCGGCATGAGCACTACCATCGTCGGCATCTTTGCATCCATCTTGACGTGGGCGCTCGGAGGGAGGTAAGTGATGCTCAAAGTATCACAGTGGCTGTGTAGGGGGAAGAAATATCTGCACAGCTTGACAAAGAGCCACGCGGCCATGCGCTACATCGTGTGGTATGCGGGAATGATCGTGATATGCGTCATGATCTATGTTGCTGCGTGGCTCTATGATTGGAACATAAAAATGCAGCCTGACCTTGTGGAGCTGAGGAACTTTCTCCATGAAATCAGCGGCGCGGCGTGGATCGCGGTTATTGGTTTTTTGGCAAAGTCGTTCATAGATCGGGATGAAAATGGCATTCCGGACCAGTATGAGGAGAAAAAAGAAAATGGAAAGAATACATCTGAAGGAAACCTATCTTGATATCGACTACAACCAGCTGTCGAATCGGTCGGAAACAGATCAAGTCGTAATCCACCACACCGGCAATCCGACGGATGACGATTTGTCGGCGGCAGAGATCGACGCAAGTCACAAGGCGCAGGGATGGACGTGCATCGGCTACCACTACGTCATCCGCAAGGGCGG